TGAAATACATCCCACGTTTGTTGTAATAGGTACAACAGCAACATTACTTGAATCATTTATGTTTACAAGTTTATGAATACTGTTTTTACAAAATATAATTAAATCACTACGAAAACTAGCTAGTCCTACTACACCATCTTCAATTACAATACTACCTGATCCAGTACTAGTAAAATCATCAATGTCATTTGTTCCACTATAAAATATAGTATTTTTAGCTGTAGATGCTCCTGCGACTACAAGATGTTTATCATGTATTACACCTACAGCAGGGCCAGTAGTACCACTGACTGTTATTTCTTTTGCAAAAAATGTCCTGCTAGTTAATCCACCTGTTCCTGTCATTTGAAATAAAAATGGTTCGTTTACACCATCACAAATAACAAGTTCACCATAGTCTGATGTTCCTTCATATAATGCAAAAGTACATCTTCCTTGACTAGTACGTGCAGCTAATGAACGCCCTGTAAATGTAGAGTAATTATCTCCAGAACCAGAAACACTAGCTCTATTTAATTGTAACCAAGCATCTTCACCATCTACACTAAAAAATATTCCTGTTCCTGAACAAACTATTACACCATCTGCGTATACAGTCATTCCAAGAATAACTTCATCACTATTAGGATTGGTATCTCCAAACTGAGTAAACCCATCTACTCGCCTGTATCCACCATCAGGATCTACTTCAAAGTTTCTAAGCCTTGTAGCAAAACCCGGCTGGCTTAACATTTCTAATTGATTTAGATTTACATTTAAACCACCTTTACATGGAAATCCCCAAGGTTGTGACATTACACAAACCTCACACGATCATCTTTTACATAACCGGGATCAGGAGCCATAAGACGAAGTTTCATAAGTTTTAAATTACGTTTGTAATCTTCTAAAGCAAAAGCAGCTGCTTGAGAATTTTCCTTAAACTGATGCATATAATATCTAGCTCTTGCAATTAGAACTGTTTTAAATACATCAGGAAAAACTATTGTATCACCAAAAGCATCTAACTGTGTAGGTAAATCATATGCAAAATACCAAATTCTATATACTTTATTTGGTATTGGACTTAATCCAAAATTACGCCCATCAGGACTTCTAACAATTCTATCTGGTACTCCATATTGTTGAGTATCTGCATCATCTTGATTTTGTCCTACTCGTAAATAATCTTTCCATTCTTCTATAGTAGTATAACGTAAATTACGCATTGTGTAGGGAGCAGACTCACCACTAACTCCTACAGTAGTTAAAAGAAAATGATCCCACTCTACAGCACCATAATCTGTAGTTAAACTAGAACTAGCAGGTTTTAATTCATACCATCTAGTACCAGCAACAGTTTCTAAATATACATTACCGTAGTTCGGATCGGTAGCTCCACTTTCAGCAGTAGCTAAAAAAGGCCACTTAGGTTCTTCTGTTACAATATCTAAATAAGATCTATTAATAAGATCTTTAGCGTGTTGTTGAACACCAATAGCATTAGCAAAAGTTGAAGATGTTAATGCAACTTCATTTAACTCTCTTAAAAGCTCATTAGTTAATTGTAAGTAAGTTGTAGCCATTACTTTTTATGTACCTTTTGTAGTGCAAAGTTTGCAGTTTTACTAGACCCCGGATGTTTTTTATAACCACCTTTAGGGTCTTTCATAAGTTTATAGGTCTTACCACTTTTCATCCAGTGATAGCCGTTAGGGGCAGGTACTCTCATCGTCCTTTAGGTAAACTTTTATTGTAGCCAGCCATACGGTTACAGGCATCTTCCATTGCATAAATGCCAGATTTCATTGCTTTACCACCATGTCCATATGTTGAGCGAGACTTACTAGGCCCACCCATTTGCATTTTCATCTTACGATCCATGTCGATTTCCATAGGAGATTGTCCCATGTTCTTGCCACCATACATCATTTTACTTCTCCCTGTGTATTTATTTGGCGTATATTTTCTAGTTGGAACTTTATTCATTCTTGTTCCATTGAAAAAGTTTTACTTTTAGCACGACACGAATCCATTTCAGTTTCATGTCTTTTATTAAAGATACGATCATAGTTATCTTTATATTTATTTAAATCCATTCCTTTTCTAAACCTACTAGGTTTACTAACAGTAGCTTTTCTAAACACTACAGGATTTTTTTCTGAACCAATCTGTGCCATTGTTTACTCCGTTAAGGAAAGGGGCCACCTAAGCAGCCCCATCCATAAAAGGTCTAGTCGATACCGTAGAAGGCTGAGACAAGTGCTTCGGATCGAAGAACCTGTGCGCCATAAACGTGCAGACCACGTACAATATCACCAAAGCTATCAGGATCTCTGATAACCTCTGTGCTGGTGATTGTCTGTGCAGTAGCCGTAGAAGACATGTGACCAGCCAAAACTTTACCAGCAGCGTTAGATGTGCTTGCAATGTTATTGGTCTTATACATATCAAATCCACGTAGCTTACCAGAGCTTACCAATCCATTACGGATTGAACCCTGACCTGCATTGTAGTCAACTGACAAGAGCTTAGAAGAACTCTGTACGAGGACTTCATAGAACTCAGGACTAGCAAGGAACCATCGTCCTTCTTCAGGAATGTTTTGCTCATCTAACAAACGTGCCATACGAGACAGAACATCAATAGGATCATGCTCACTACCAGCAAAACCAATGTCCAAGTTACCAGTACCATCAAAGGTTCCAGCAGCAAGGTCAGTAGCGTTGTCAGAACCAAGAACGTGGTTAGGGCTAGAAGCCGAAACACCAGCAAACATCTCAGCAATTACGCCAGCATCAAAAGCATCACGCAAAGCGTAGGCTGCTGAAGACGTTGCGACATCACGGAAGTTAACGTGAGACATATTTGTTTCAATGTCATCAACGATGAATTTAAAAGCATTAGCTATGTCTACCGTCAAGGTTAGTTCTTGGTCGGTTAGTTTAGTCTGAGTTACGTCAGCACCACGCTCATACTGGTAAACTGTGATTTCTGGCTCTTTGATGATCCTTACGGTATCACCGAAAGAGGAGATCTCTCCAGCATAGTCGGTATTTGTGATTGCTTCTACAACAGAAGACTTACGGAAAAAGTTTAGTACCTGTTTGGAATAAACTTTAGGTAGGAAAAACGAGTTCGTTTGTCCTGATACAGAGTTACCAAAGTTACCATTGGTATCTGTACTTTGTTCAAAAAATTGATCTGATTGGTTAAAAGCCATGTTAATATTCTCCTAGTAAAACATTTATTTTACTACTCTGCCCTCAATCATAGCTTGTCTGATTTCATCTTCGACTCTATCAAACTGATCAAGCGACATAGCAGCTATTTCGCCTTCAGTCCAAATCTTAGGCTGCTTGGCATCAACTGATGTAGTTTTTGTAGAAACCATATCTGCTGCGCTACCTTTAACCTTTTTAGTTTTGGGCTGTGATTTAGTTTGAGTAATTCCATTTTCTAATTTAAAAAGATCTATAGCTTTAGAAGCCAAAGTAACATTATCAGGATTATTATAAATCCAAGATTGTATTTGCTCTGGTTGTTCCTTAGCCCACTCATGAAATTCATCAGATCCTCTAAGATCTTCAAAATCAGGATGTCTATCCTTCAAAGTAGTCTCAGCATCTTTACGCATAATTTCAGACTCACGCTGTCGCATGGATTGTAATTGTGCTTCAAGATCTGCTACTTGTCTCTGACTTTGCATGTGTGCTACAGTCTCTACTGTATTATAAAGATCAGGATATTCTTGTTTAAATGCTTCTAGTTCTTCTTCAGATCTAGGAGGTTCATACTCTGGTTGTACTGAACGAGCAGCAGCTTCCAGTTCTTGTTCCCTCTGTTTAAACTCAGAAAGTTTCTGATCATAATGACGTTTTAAATCATCATATCTTTTTTTATAGTTTGCTTTTTGTTTTGGTTGCACTTCTTCTTCTTCAGGGGCCTCTTCTGGGGTAGCCTGTTGTTGTGGTGCGTAAAACAACCCATCTGCATCTCCCATTTTATTGGGACTGTCTGGCGTGTGCCAAGCTTTACGTGCATTATATGGGTTAGGGGTTTCCTCCTCTAAAATTGCTTCGGACATACTCATTCTCCTTCATGGGGCTTGTGTTTTGCAAGGTAGCCATATTAACTCCGTCGAGTATAATGGGGCTTGACTTATCAAGGTAGCCATAAAAATTATTGAAGGCTGGGCATCCTATTAGCTCCCATCATAAGCTTCTCAATTTCTTCTTTGGTCTTGCTCATGCCGGGAACCTCTTGATCTTCTTCTTCATCCATCATTCCACCCATTGCCTTCATTTGATAACCTCCATCATAGGCACGTTCAGCATCATCCATCATTCGTTGGAGATTGTCTGCACCTAACTGGTCGGTTGCTTTTTTGGTAATTACAAATTCTCCATCGCTCAAACGAGCAGGTATTGAATCTGATACACCAGTTCCGGGGCCGTCCACTTCGCCAGCACCCGAAAATTCTGAAGCAGTAGTAATTACTTTATCCATAATACTTGAAAGTTTTGGATCTTTATCAATTGCTCCTGCTAAATAATCTTGTTCTTCATCTGTAAGGGATTGATCCATTACAAATTTAATATATTCTTCTTCCATATCATTATCTGGAAGTTGCGAGGCTTCTACCTCTGCCATTTGATCTGGCGGTATATTTGGGTATGTATCTACTGGCATACCCCCTTCTTCTTTACGATCTCTTAGTAATGAAAAATCTTCTCCAGATATTTCACCATCTTTATTTATATCTAATTTCTTTTGGCCTCCTACTAAATATCCTTCTCTAGGAGTCATAAGAGAACCTTCTGCTTTAGGTTGTCTGGATTCTTGATATGCTTTATTACCTGCTTCCAAAACTTCTCGTAAGAATGAATCTGGCATATCATAATTAGATTGCATAGAATTAAGAGCTTGTTGATATTCTTCAGGAGACATACCCATATTTTTGTATTCATTTAAATTAATAATCATTTCAACAAAACGAGGTTTACTTTCTTGAAGATAGTCTAACTGCTGTGCTTCCATCTCATAATCTCTATCTGTTTTACGTTCAGCCATCTTCTTTTCTCTCCGTTGCTTCTTCTACTACGTTAGGTAGTTCTAATAATTTACCCAGCAAATTCATCTTCCCCTGACTGCGGTACATTTCCAGTTCCGATGTTGCCACCACCAGTACCTGTAGCTCCAAGGTCTTGAGGCCCTTGAGGTACTCCTCCAGTGGCTCCCATTGGGCCTTGTTCTTGGTCAGTGGGGCCAGCTTCCGCGCCAACATTTTGTCCAGCATTCTGCATTCCTATTATCTGTGCCATCATAGCTGCTTCTTCTGGATCATTCAGAAGCTCATCAGGATCAAGATCCAGACTATAAGCAAGCTCACTAATAAGCTTATTAACTTTAATAAACGGAGCAACAGCAGGATTAGATGCAGTTTGAAGAAACATAGTAAGTCTCTGGCTCCG